TTTCTTATATCTAAAAATTCTAATATTTCCGGATGTGATATGTCCATATATGCGGCATAACTACCTCTTCTAGTTTTACCTTGACTAAATGCCATAATTTCTGAATCTACAACTTTTAAAAAAGGTACAGATCCTGATGATTGAGATCCTCCAGATGTTTTAGTTCCATCAGATCTAATATGGCCCCAATATCCTCCAATACCACCACCAATAGATGTTAACCAAGCATTTTCAGTATAATGTCCAGTTAAACCCTCTCTGCTGTCTCCAACATAATTTAAGAAACATGAAATTGGCATACCTCGCTCTGTACCACCATTACTTAATATCGGAGTTGAATACATAAACCATAATTTAGATGCATAATTATAAATTCTTTCAGCCATTTCATCATTATCAGAATAAGCCTTTGCAGCTCTATAAAATGCCTCTTGTGGACTATTTTCATCAGGTAATAAATACCTATCCTTTAATGTTGTTTTACCAAAATCTGTGAGTAAATCATCTCTATCTTCTACTATCATATATTCATTTTCCTTTTTATAAAACTGAGTATGCTTCAACAGCAAGTACAGTTATTGACATTAAGTATATTGCAAGACTTGTGTACAATATATATTTCATTTTATTCTTCTACTATTTTTTTAATCGACTTAGAACCGTCTATGTTGTTTTCAAGTTCCACTTTTACTTTTCCACATTTATAATTAACAGTATCAGATTTATTTCTTTCGGCTAATCTTTTACCTTTAAGACAATCTGACATTGCCGGTTGTATTCTGTGTTCTTTTAGTTCACCTGCAACAAACATACACAAAGCTACAACAGTTTCAATCATATCAATAGTTCCCGTTTTCCCTTACCTTATCTTTTAATTTTTCAATATCATCTAAGGCTTTTGTAAGTTGTTGTTTTAAAAATTCTATATTGACCTTATTGGTCATATTCATTTCCTGATTTTGTTCAATTTTTTCTACAGTTTTATAAAGTTCTTCCAATAATAGATATTGCTCTTGATCTGTAGTTGTCTGTTCAGACTTTTTTAATAAATCAGCGTTAAATAATTCTCTACTAGTTTCCAGACTTGTTATTCTGGCTGTTATATCCGTATATGCGAAAATTCCCAATGCAACTGCTATAATTATTGCCAACATATTCCGAATTGGCATAGCAATGTTTGTATTTTCGTTTATTTTCATTTACGTCTTTTCCTTTTACAAGTTGGACATTTATTTTCTTTTACTTGGTTTAGTTTTTTCGTCCATAATACTCTAAAAAATGGTTGAACAACCCCAACGGCTATTGCACCAATAAATATAGCTACCATAGATTGTGTAGTTATACCTGCGGTTACACCAAATAAACCAGCAGTTACTACAGTTTCATTATTAATCATTATGCATTTAAATCCTTTCATAATCCATTTAAATGCCCTCCTTGCCATAAAGCAAGAAGGAGCATTGAAATTAAAATTAATGAATTAAATTGCCACCATTTCATAGTAGCCTCCTCCATTAATTCTCGGTATTACTACCTTGAATAACGTTTATTTCTTGTTCATATTGTTCTCTTGGAGAAATAATACGATCGTCTTGAGATATTTCATCATTACCTTTTGTATCATCATAATCTGTAGGAATTGCATCATTATTTTTAGCAACTTCTAAGAATGTTGATCTTGGAATTAATCCATTTTGATACCATTCAGTAATTAATCTCATCCAATCACTTCCTCTTGGAGATGCATTGAAATCAGAAGATAAATTAAATCTTATATCTTGTTCAGTTATGTTGACATCATATCTCCAATTAACCATGTGCTTGATAATTTTTTTCATGCTTTCAGATATTTTAGCATTTAAACTAGCAAGTGCCGCATTTTGTGCAGCATTTCTTAGGCTTAAGGCAACACCGGATTGATCAGAATTATTAGGTTCTAAACTTAACATTTTAACACCTATTCTAGTCAATTCGTCATAACCGCCTTTAATAGCTTCTTCCATATCTTTTAAAGCATTAGTCGGAGTTTGTAATGTTTCAACAGTATCATCTTTATTAACAAATAACCAAGTACCAAGACCTTGTTTAACAAGATCATCTTTTTCAGCTTCTGTTAATGAATCAGATTTAACAACCGGAGTATAAGTTGCCGATAAATATAATAAATGGTTTCTTCTTGAAATTTTATTATATAAAGCAATTTCTCTATTAACAATGGCAGTCATTAAAGGATCAACAGTTTCAACTGAACCATTTAACGGATAAAATGGAATATAATCCATTCTTTTGCCATTTTGAAATAAATTTGAATTAGTTCCTTGTAAAACCCAATCATCTGTTAATTGATCAAAATTATAATCAACTCCACCATCAATAAATGTTGGCGTATCAGATGTATTTCTAATATATGTGTCAATTAAATATAAACCCGCTTCATCTAATCTGTGAACTTGTACAGTATCAACATATTTTGGATGAAATGGACTATTTGGATCATGTTCAAGTACAAAGTATCTAGTAATTAATTGATCTAATTTTACTTGACCTTTTGCATCAGTAGATTCCGACCAATTGACAATATTTTCAGCGTGATGTAATATTGGATAAGGTTTAACTTCTTTTCTTTCCGCTGGTGTTAAAGATTCTAAATCTACAACAGGAAAATCAATTTGTATAAAAGCTCTTGATGTTTGTAATTCTTCCCATAAAGCAGTGCTTAAAAATGATATAAGGTTACTTTTGTCAGATCCTATATCATCTAATATCCATTGCTTAGCTCCTTCTGGAGCCCCGTTAATTTCTAGCATTGGTTGTTTTCTTAATAAACCACCTATTATCATTTTACAAAATTCACTAGATACACCGGGTACCTCAGCTTCAGCTTTGTAAAAATCATATTGCTCTTGTGTCATTGTAGGGTTAAACGGAAGTAATAAATTGTCACTTGAAGGCACAGAATCATAATCCTTGGTATATGATGGACCTTGGATAATTGCTCTGTTTCGTTTCCATTCGTTTATTTGACTCAGGTATTCATCATTTGGATATCCTGGGCCTTTGGCAGTTTCTGTAGATTTAACTATAGAACTGTTTTTATATCTAATTGCCATATTGTGTTTCCTAAACTTTAGAATGAACCAAAACATTTGGCTCGGATTAATAAAATAATTTTTGATTTGGCCGATCCAAGATCAAAAGAAATTGGTGTTCGACAAAGTACGATTGGCCACCCTAGCCCGACGCCAAAGAGGGATCTAGTCCCCCTCACGCCCAGCAGCCCATTAACGCCCCGAGCCTAAATAAGCGGTCAGTCAGTTCTATTTGAATTGAAAGCGCTTCAGTCGTACAACTGCCTATACCTTGCTAAACATAGTTTTTGCTGGGCTCTAGGCGGTTAAATTGAAAAAGCTCGGACCGAATGATTGGCTTTCGGACCACAAAAATTTAAATAAGCCTTAAACACCAATGGTAAAGTGCCATTTGAATAATAGCTACCATTGATTAACTTTATAATATAATATTGATTATTTAGTTACAAACTAAAATGACCATGACCTATCACGGATAAGTTGTGGTTTGTGTTTACCTATAGGATATAAATATTCACATATATATCTAATACCATCTGAAAAGTGTTCAACACCTTTAGATTTATCGATAATAGCATTATCCATACCTGTAGTAAAACCTTCTTTCCAAGTTGTTGTTTCAATTGAAGCAATTGTCCTTGGAGTCTTTTCTTTATTAAAATATAACCTTGTATTACCATTAGCATCTTTTAACAATGCATTAACAGCATTAACACTATCAACCAACGGTGGTTGTTTAGATCTTGCTAATACTTTAAAACCTGCATTCCTTAATATACTAAAATCTGTTGTACCAGTAGCAGCACTTGTTTTCATTGCCCTACCAGAAGCATCAGGATAACATGTTATATCTCTATTTTTATATCGACCTTTTATAGATCTAATTAATTGATGAGTATCAGCATTGCCATAAAACTCATCCATTGCATGTAATTGGTTACCTCGATGGCACCAAACTGTTGAAGCCATTATTCTAACATTAAAGTCAATGCTAATATGTATTGGCTCACCTTCTTCAATTGGAAGTAGGTTATTTGTTACATGTATATTTCGATTAAAATTATAAAATACAGCATCACCAGTATTATTAAAGGTGGCGCAATATTCTTGGTTAAAACTTTTTTCATCCATTGTAACCCGAGCAAGTTCAATTTCTTCTTTCATATCTGGTCTTACATCTTCAGCAGTAAACTGCCAAGACTTCCAAATACCTGTTTTATCTTCTTGACCTTTAACCCATAACTTATAAAAGTCATTGGTTATTCCTTTTGGTGTACTTATTACAAATACACTTGCTCTTCGTTGTGGATCTGAAGTCATAGGTAATATAACTTCTGTAAATGCATTTTGTTTAATAAAGGCAAATTCATCAAGTACAATAAATGTAGGTGATGGTGAAATACCTCTTAAACTGTCTGGCCTATCAAACCCTTTTAAGGTAATCTTGGATCCATTAATAAATCTTATTTCCAAATCAATTTCTCTTGGATACCCATTTATATGATCTGGGTGCACAAGACTTTTTAATGTTTGCCAAATAGATTCTCTAATCATTGAAACAGTAGGTCCAATAATTAAAGCTCTTCTGTTCGGTTCTTCTAAACAATGGTTATATGCAGCAACGGCTGCCAAATATGATTTACCAACTCTTCTTCCAGATGCCATTACTTTAAACCTAGCAGGATCTATTAAAACTTCCTGTTGAAAGTCGAAAAGTTCTATTTTATGATTCATATTTATTTACTATATTTAGAATATATATCCAAAGATTTGTTATTATGCTCTCAGTTAGCTTGATCTAAAACTATTTGTTTTAATCTTTCAGCTCTTGGACCAACTTGTCTTGCCCATCGGCTATCCATCATTTCAACGGCAGCTTCAATCCACTGCTCATCATTAATGGCAGCTATAAATTTTTTAAATTTGCTTAATCTTGGAGCACCTAAATTAAAACACATATTAACAAGAACCACTTGGATATTATCAGGCTTATTAATTAAGTCTGGAAATACCTTTTGTGTTTCGCTAACAAATTTTTGTACATCAGTTTTAAATACTTCATTAACCCTATCTTCAGAAACTTTAGTTCCAACAGGCCAACCATATTCAGGATCCTTGTCAGTTATTAAATGACCTATACCAAAAGTGGCATATCCTAAATGATCTTCATAAATTTCGTATTTAACACCTTCATCAATTTTTAATTGGTCTTTTAATTTATTTATTAAATTGTTATCCATCATTTTCTTTTATGTTGTTATATTTATTATCTTCAAAAGTTAATTTGAACTTAGGTAAGCCCTTCATGTGCTCTTTTCTAACTCTTACATTTAACATGCTATTCACACACCAAGAGGAATCCAATCGGGATAATTGTAAAAGAAGCTCAAAAAGTTTAGCCGTTGCTTTACTTGTAGAAGTAAACACAATGTCTTTATGACTTACCAGCTTATCTTTGATCGTATTTGATCCAAAATAAGTAGCTAATGCCGTTCCGTATTTACCGGTAAAACCAATATAATATGAACCGTCGGTATAGTATGTGATGTACACCTTATAAACTTTCTCAGTTAGTTTCGTCTTCATTATTTGCGCCTTGATCTATAACAGCTTCGCTATTCTTTAATTCTATAACGGGTTTAACCGTTGGTTCAGTTTTTTGCACTATTGTTAACACTGGCACGTTTGCCTGTTGCAATGAAGCCTGACCAACCGGTTGTTTTTGATACCCATATTCCAGTAGCTTTTCAGCTATTCGAACTCGTAAATTTTGTGACCTAAAATCATCCTTGCCTTTAAGCTTAGATAATTCTTTAACTAATATATTAATAGGATCTATACCTAATTTTTTTAATTTATCTATACTTGATTTATCTATGGTACTTTTTTCTATAGTGCTTTTAGGTGGCCTTCCAGCCCCTGGCCTAGCACCTCCTTTTCCAGCCATAAATATACCGCCTATCAAGTTAAAGTTATTTTCTATATATTAATTAATCGTTAAATGGTTTTATTACCACATACATTAACGCTCTGTTGTCTGTAAGGTATAGAATTAGGTTTTTAACGCCTTTGGCATAAATTGGCCTTATAGCTTATTAGGCTTTATAGGCTTATATAACTTATTTATATATTTATTTATGGCTTATAAGGCTTATATAGGCCTAAGGCTTATATAAGCTTATATAAGCCTTAAGCTTTAGCGTTTTTCTGTAAGACATAGAATTTGAAACAACCTTATATATTATAAGTTTTGTTCTCTTTTCTTTTTAGCCTTATAAAGGTTTATTTTACCTTCTTTTGCTTTTCTTACCTTCATTTCAGATGGTTTTTCATATCTTTGCCTTTCTCGGTATGTTTTCATTATACCTAATTTGCTAGATTTGTTTTTCATCTTACGAAGTGCTTTTTCAAGGTTACCATCTTTAACAATAACTAAAAAATTACCTCGTTTTTGTGGTTTATTAATTATAACAATTACCCCCTCTCTAAAATATTAAATTAATTAATATACAGGATATAAAGCCTAGTCCAAACCAGGTTACCTCCTGTTTATTATTGGAGCAAAACCAATATAGTTTTTCAAAACCATCTCCAATTTTTTCTAATATTTGATATATATATTTATCCATTTTTTCTCCTTTTATGCAAAAGCAAACTCAGATTGCAATATTTCACTGCTATCTAAATTTCCTCGTTTAATCATAGGTACCAAGTTTCCAGTTTCATTTAATATATGTTGAAGTGGATCTTGGTCTATAATATATTTAAATTGTTCTCTGATACATTTTTGCATATCAACCACATTACAAGCATGTGAACCATAACTATCATGTGCTGATACTATATCAAAGTTACATTTATCAATTACAAGCATTAAATGTAATGAGTCCAAATTATGAATTGTATTAGGACTTATTCCAGCCTTAGCCTTACTAATATTTTGTACTGCTAATTCTGTTTTAATAATTAACTCTAATTGATTATCCCATTTATACGATTTATCTGCATTTTGTACATATAAACCATCATGAACAAATACAATACCTCGTTTATATTTGACATATTTTTGTGTAAACGGAAAATTGCTAATTAATGTTTTATGAGAATATTGTTTACCAGTATCCTTCATATATTTTTCGCAATTATCCTTAAACAACTGCATAGTTGCTGAAACCATAGGAAATTCTTGTTCAATTGTTAAATAAACAAGAGCACCTAAAGCCCTAGCCGCTGAATGTTGTTTGTTACTCAAATATACATTATCTATATCTCTAGTATCCTGTATTATTTGTTCACCCATACCTTGCTTGGTTGCACTGTATCCATAAGTCATAACATTCCGTTTAACAATTTTACGCCATTCTTTAACGGTAAATTTAGACTTATCCCAATAAATGATGTCAGTTAATTTAAGTTCCTTTTTATATCTTCTCTGATACCATTTAATTAGCTTTTTATATAACTCAGATTTTTTATCATTATTTAATTCAGCAACTCTAAACCTATTTCTAAGTTTTTCTATGCCTTTAAAATATAAATTATAATAATCTAAAGCTACATCATCTGCTTTTTCTGCTTCCTTATGCATTTTATCCACAACAGAAACTGCTACATGTGAATACATATCACCTGGTTTATTATCTGTTGTAGGTTTTACATTAACTAAATGTGCATGATTATCATCTTTAGCTAAACTAAATAACCATTGCAAACCATTATTAGATCCATCTCTGTAACAAATGGTATGTGAAATAAAATCTTCAACATTACCCATTGCTACAAAATGCTCATCCAATTTAGCTAATTCTATAACCGCTGATAAAAATTGAAATGGTTCTTCTGCTTCCATCCAACCTTTTGCATTATAGGGATCCTTACCCATTTTAACAAAGTTATAATATTCTTTTTCAACAAATTTAACTTTGTCATTATGTGGTAATTTATCTTCACCAAACATATTAGCTATATGATGATATAATTGGTTTAATCCAGTTGAGCCAAGTGGTTTACCTTCAGCAAATGAAAGCATACCTTTAGCATTATCTGAATTAAGTTCATTTAAATAAGCTGATAATGGATATAATCTACCACGGTTA